CACTGCCCCCATGTACATGGAGGGCATGCGGGTCGCGTCCGAAGAGATGAAGATGGCGAGCGGCCAGTACGACGCCGCCATGGGCAAGCAGTCCAACGAGACGAGCGGCCGGGCGATCATGGCTCGCCAGCGCGAGAGCGACAACGCTACCTTCCACTTCATCGACAACGTCGCTAGGGCGATCCGCTACACCGGCAAGATCTTGATTGACCTCATCCCGAAGGTCTACGACACCGCGCGCGTTGTCCGCATCCTGGGTGAGGACGGCAAGGACGACATGGTGCATATCGACCCGCAGGCGCCGCAAGCCTTCCAAGAGGAGCAAGACCTCACCGGGAAGATTAAGGAAATCTACAACCCCAGCGTGGGGCGGTATGACGTGGTTGTGGCGGTCGGCCCGAGCTACGGCACCAAGCGCCAGGAAGCGTTCCAGGCCCTGTCAGAGATCAGCTCGCGCAATCCGCAGCTGATGCAGGTTGCTGGTGATCTGGTGATGAAGGCGGCCGACTTCCCGATGGCCGAACAGATCGCGGAACGGTTGGAGAAGACTCTCCCGCCTGGACTGGCTGATCCGAAGGACGGAGAACAGCCTATCCCGCCTGAAGTCATGCAGCAGATGCAGGCAATGGGCCAGCAGAACCAAGCTATGCAAGCTGCCCTGCAAGAAGCCAGCCAGGAAATCGGCCAGCTTCAGCAGAAGGCGCAGAAGGCCGAAGCGATTGGCCCGGCCGCTGACTTGGCTAGGCGCGAACTGGAACTGCAATACCGCGAACAGAACTTTGGCCTACAGAAGCGGGTTGCGCTCCTTGAGTTGCAGCTTGCCGAGACGAAGGCTACGAACAACCTACAGCGTGCGACCTCCGACCTGAACGCAGCAGCCCAGAGCGCGCAGCAGCAGTCCGAGGTTGACGAAGTACCACTGAGCTAAGGCTCACCACAACACCGAACGAAAGGCCCCTAGCGGGCCTTTTTTCATTGTCCGTACCTGTCCGGCACGACAGGGCTACTCCTTGGCACGTCCATGACCCTTGAAACGACGGAACCCGTGATCCCGGCGGGACAGGAAACCCCTGTCGAACAGGTGAGCACGGTCGAAACAGCAAGCCCGGAAGCGACCACCGAGCAAACGCAGGAACAGCAAACCGAGCAGACGGAGGCCCCCAAAAAGGAGCCATGGTTTCAGAAGCGCATCGGAGAGCTGACCCGCGAGAAGTACGAGGCAAGGCGACTTGCAGAGCAGGCGCAGGAGGAATTGCGGGCAATCCGCGAAGCCACCCAGCGGGCACAGCAAGGCGAGCAGCAGCAACCGACTGACCAAACGTCCCTCCAGGCGCGAGTTCAAGAGGAAGCCCGGCGACTGCTCGCAGAACAAACCTTCAACGAGGCATGCAACAAGGTCTATGCGCAGGGCAAAGCGGAGTTCCCGGACTTCGACGCAGCTCTTGGCAATCTTCAGTTCGTCGGTCTACCCAAGGACTTCCTTGAGTTCACCGCCGCTTCTGATGCGGGCGCAAAGCTCATTCACCACCTTGGCAAAGACCTTGACGAAGCGGCGCGAATCGCAGCCCTGCCGCCCGTACTTCGGGCACGCGAGTTGACGAAGCTGGAACTGAAGCTGAATCAGCCCGCAAAGCCCAAGCCTGTTTCCCAGGCCCCCGCGCCCATCACTCCCATCGCCGGAACGAGTGGCGGCAGCAAGGACCCGTCAGAGATGACGGATGCCGAGTTTGCCAAGTGGCGCAAAGAGCAAATCTCAAAACGTCTTTAAGGATCAATCATGGCTAACAGCCTGCTTTCCATTGACATGATCACCCGGGAATCGCTCCGGGTCGCTCATGAATCCCTCCAGTTCATCGCGACCACGGATCGTCAGTACGACGACGCCTACGGGAAGACCGGCGCAAAGATTGGTTCAGTGCTGCGCGTGCGCAAGCCGAACCAATACAAGCGCACCACGGGCTCCCGCGTGATGGACGTTCAGGATCAGTCCGAAGCTTCCGGCTCGATCACGCTGGCGACGCAGGATCACGTCGATATGCGGTTCAACTCTGCGGAGCTGGCCCTCACCATTGACGACTTCTCGCGCCGCTACATCGAGCCGGCTGTGAAGGTGCTGGTGTCCGGCATCGAAGCCGACTACCTGGCGTTTGCCACCAAGGCAACCGCGCAAGTTGCTGGCACCGCTGGCACCGCCATCACGTCGCTGTCCGTCCCCGGCGCCGCGCGTGCCAAGCTGAACCAGCAACTGGCCCCGAAGTCCGATCGCTACATCCAGATGGACAGCGTGACGATGGGCGGTCTGGTGAACGGCGTTGCCTCGTACTTCAACCCGTCCAACGCGATTGCCAACCAGTTCCGAGAGGGCATGGTTGCGCGTACCGCGATGGCGGACTACTACGAGAACGAGCGCGTGTGGACGTTGCCGAACGCGGCTGACGTGGCCGGCGAAATCAACGGCGGTACCCTGACCTCCGGTATCACCAGCCTGACCGTGGACGGCCTCACCGCTGCCCCCGTGGCCGGCATGGTGTTCACCATCGAAGGCACCTACGACGTGCATCCGGAAACGAAGGTGGCGTACCCGCACCTCAAGCAGTTCGTCTGCTCGGCTGGCTGCACCACGACCAACCTGGTGTTTACGCCTGCGGTGATCTGGGATACCAGCGATCCGCGCCAGAACTGCTCGGGTCAGCCGACCGACAACGACGACATCACCTTCGTCGGGGCGGCCAGCACGAACTACGTTCAACCGTTGATGTACCACAAGGAAGCGTTCCAGTTCGTGACGGCCGATCTGCCGATCATGGATGACGCGGCCAAGTGCGTGCGCCGCACCCAGGACGGCCTGTCCCTGCGTGTCTGGCAAGCGTCTGACATCCGCAACGACGAACAACTGATGCGTATCGACATCTTGTACGGGATGGCCGCACTCAGGCCCGAGTGGGCGTGCCGGCTGATCGGAGCGGCGGGCTGATCCTGAATGGCCCTTCGGGGCCTTCCTAATCTCACATCAAGGAAACATCATGGCTCTTTCTGCCAATCTCGAACGCCTTTCCTACGGCGGCCCCTCCGGCAGCGTTGCGACCGGGCTGCACCGCGAAGTCGTCACCGTCACGTCCGACACCACGCTGACCGCCGAGAAGTCTGGCGCTCTGGTGGTGCTGGGCGTTGCCTCTGGCGCGGTTGTCACCCTGCCGGCGCCTGCCGAGGGCATGTACTTCGACTTCTTCGTGAGCGTCACGCGCACGTCGAACTCGTACAAGGTCATCACCGATGCTGCTACGACCTTCCTGGTCGGTGCGGTGATGGCTGGTGACGCGACGATTGCCACTTCCGGCGACGTGTTTGAGGCCAACGGCACGACCATCGTTGCGATCACGATGGACGGCGACACCAAGGGCGGCTTCATCGGCACGGCCTTCCGTTGCGTGTGCATCAACTCGACGCAATGGTCGATCAACGGCCTGGTGATCGGCACCGGCACGATGGCGACCCCTTTCGCAACGTCGTGATGAGAGAGGAGGGGGCTTCGGCCCTCTCCCATTTGCCAATGCCCTACCTGAAACACCCCGAGCACGGCAACCGGCACGTTGGCGAGGACGAAGCCTGCGAGCTTGAGGCGCGAGGCTGGACTCGTTTTCCCCGCAGCGCAGAAGACAAGGCCGCAGGGCGGTGGCCCCCGGGCAACACGCTGGAAGCCGCCCCCGCACCTATCCCTGATGCGCCGATCAAGCGCAAACCCGGCCGCCCCAAGAAATCCGCATAGGTGACGCATGACCACTGTTAGCACCATCGTTGATCAAGCGCTGAAGGACGCGAACGTCATCGGCCAGGACGATGCTGCTGACTCCACCACGTCTACCTACGCCTTTGACACGCTCAACCAGATGCTTGCCAACTGGCAGGTTGAGAACGTGTGGGTCATGGGACAGCAGGTTGTCTCCTTCACGCCTACCGGTGCTGTGAGTTACACCGTAGGCTCCGGCGCGGATGTCAACACGACCCGGCCCGAGAAGATCGACGCCATCTACTGGCGTAGCGGTGACGTTGATTACCCGGTCAGGCTGATCGACACCTTTGAGCAGTATCAGTCCATCCCGGAGAAGACCGAAGCAGGTGAGCCGCTGTATGCGTTCTACCTGCCTAGCTCCTACACGACTGGGACCCTCTTTCTCTACCCGCAGCCGTCGTCAGGCTCGATTCGCCTGATCACGCAGCTGCGCCTTCCTCAGCCATCTCTGCTGGCTGACACGCTCCAACTTCCCCCTGAATACATGCTCCCGGTGCGGACGAACCTGGCCGTGCTCCTGTGCGGGCTCTATGGCCGTCCTGTCCATCCTGAGTTGAAGTCCACCGCAATCAGCAGCCTACGTGCGTTGAAGCGCAACAACCTGCGCATCCAGCCTCTGGGCATGCCTGGCGCGATCCCCACTCACGTCCGTAGCAACATCATCGCGGGCTGGTAATGCGCATCCCATTTGTCGGCGGCTCCAACGAAGCGCGTTCAGCAAACGCCAGCATTCAGCGGACGGTCAATTGCTACTTGGAGGTTGATCAGAAGAACGAGCGCGCCCCCGTCGCTTTGTACGGAACGCCCGGCTTAACCCTCCGCGTCACCGCTGCGACGAACGTCTGTCGCGGAGCCCTGCGATTCAGTTCTTCCTATGCCTACTGGGTTGTGGGGAACACGGTCTACCGCATGGACACGAACTATGCGCTGACCAGCTGCGGGACGATCAATACGTCTTCTGGACGAGTAGGGATGGCGTCCAACGGAACGGAAGTCATCATTGTCGACGGTACGGATGGCTGGCTAGTTAACGGCACGACTCTGACCGAGATCACGGACGTTGACTTCCCTAACGGTGTCACGGTGGCGGCTGCACAAGACAGCTTCTTCATCGTCGCTGGCAACGGTACGGGCCGGATCTACTGGAACGAGACGGCGGGCTCTGGTTCGTCTTGGGTTGGCACCGACTTCTCAACCGCCGAAGGGAAGCCGGACAACACGCTAGGGCTTGTCTCTAGTCACCGGGAGCTGTGGATCGTCGGAACTGAGTCCGCCGAAATCTTCATCAACACCGGAGACGCGGACGCCCTGTTTGCCAGGTCTGGAAACACTTTCCTTGAGCAGGGAACTGCCTCAGGATGGTCTGTGGCGGCGATGGATTCGACCGTCTATTGGTTGGGAGCCAATGAGGACGGAGAGGGAATCGTCTTCAAGGCCGAAGGGTACAACCCGCGCCGCATCTCCACGCATGCCTTTGAGCAGAAGATGCGCGGGTATAGCACGATTTCGGATGCTTTCGCGTTCACGTACCAGCTTGACGGCCACTCGTTCTACGTCCTGACATTCCCGACTGCGAATAAGACGTGGTTCTGGGACGAATCTAGCCAGGAGTGGTTTGAGTGGGTGTGGCGCAACCCTTCGGACAACAGTGAGAACAGGCACAGGTCGAACTGCCATGTGTTCTTCAACCGCAAGCACCTAGTCGGTGATTGGGAGAACGGCAAGATTTTTTCCCTGGAGCAAGAGGTTTACACCGACAACTCCGACCCGATCCTGCGCAAACGTGTGACTCAGACGATCAGTGAAGACGGCGCGCGCCTGTTCTTTCAGGAACTGCAGATTGACATGGAAACAGGGGTTGGCCTGGCTTCAGGTCAAGGGTCGGACCCCATGATCATGCTGCGGTACTCCAACGACAACGGGCATAGCTGGAGCACCAGCAAGCAAAAGAGCATCGGCCAGGCTGGGCAGTACACCAAGCGCGTGAAGTTCGGGCCGACGGGCTCAGGACGGAATCGTGTCTGGGAGTTGACGATGACCGATCCCGTCAAGTTCGCCATGTTCGGCGCATGGGCTACGGTCAGTAAGGGCTACTGATGGCGGCCCTTGACCTCTTCCCGTCACGAATCAGGTTCGTTGACGATGGCGGAAGGCTAACGCCTGAAGCTGTGCGGGCGCTTAGCGACGTATTCGCCCGCATCGGCGGATCTACCGGCCCGAGCACGACCGATCTTGCCCAGACGGACGACGACGACAGCGCCCTAGAGGAATTCAAGCATGAGGCGGCCAAGTCGCTAGACGGCCTAGGGCTGACACCTGCTGTTGTCTTTGATCCATTCACCGACCCGCTGCATCCGCTCGCACAACAGCACAGCGAAATGCAGCACCTTTTGACCGAACTCGCCGGGCTGCGCGAGGAAGTTTCCATGTTACGGCGACAGATCACCGATTTGTCCCAAGGGACCATGCTATGAGGGCTGAAGAATGACCGTCACCGCCAAGGGCTTGCTTGAAGCGAAGTACGCCGAGAACAGCGAGACAACCCAATACACCTCTACGGGTGTGCGCACCATCATCGACAAGTTCACCGGCTGCAACGTGTCCGGCAGTGCGGCCTCTTTGAACGTGAAGATCATCGCCAGCGGCGGAACTGCCAGTGCTGACGAAACCATCGTCATCAAGACAATTCAACCGAATGAGACATACACCTTCCCGGAGATCGTCGGGCAGGTGCTGGAAGCGGGTGATTTCCTGAGCACTACTGCTGGAACAGCTTCTGCAATCGTGATCCGCCTGAGCGGTCGCCAGGTGAGCTGATGCCGCACTCCGACGAGGCTCTTGGACTATCGCTTGGGTTCCGCAACGGCGGGACTGTCACGCAGGCAACGGACAAGAGCACCGGAGTCACGCTCAACAAGACGTGCGGCGAAATCACGATGGACGCTGCTGCTTTGGCTGCGGCAACTATCGTCAGCTTCACTCTGACAAACGCGGCCATCACGGACAAAGACCTACTAGTCCTGAACCACGTGAGCGGCGGGACGCTTGGCTCATATGGGCTCAACGCGGCGTGTGCCGCCGGTTCTGCGGTCATCTACGTGCGCAACAACACGGCTGGCTCGCTGTCTGAGGCGATTGTGATTCGGTTCGCCCTAGTCAAGGGCGCGACTGCGTAAGGAGAAGAAATGGCTGGATTCCTAGCGGGTCTGAGTGACCCCAACAACCTCCGCGCTCAGTCCATCAGTGGCTCTCCGCTCATCTCTGGCGCCCCCATTTCCCAACTCCTGGCCGGTGCTCCTGCTGCTGCCGCGCAGCAAGGTGTGACGCCCGATCAGGGCTACAACATGGGGGACTACAAGGTCGGTGACTACACGATCCGCCCCTATGGAGACAACCT